AAATCTACCTGAATCTAAATTACCAACTGTACCTAAACCTGCTTGTTGTGTTTGTGCTGATCTTTGTGCCGCTGCTTGTGTATCGTATTCTGCTAATGTTGCGTCTCTAACTTGTGATTGGTAAGGAGACATATAAGAAGCAATTGACCCTGCTCCTGCTCCTGCACCAGTGCCTGTTAAACCTGCTGCACCTGATAAATAACCTGCTGTGCCACCTAATGTAGTTCCAGCTGTTCCTAATCCTTGTCCTGCTGCTGTAATAAATGGAGATACTCCACCTAGTGTACTTGCTGCAGTTCCAATATCTTGACCTGCTTGTGTTAATAAGGGTTGAGCTAATCCTGCTGCTGTTTGTGCACCTGTTAATTGACCTCTAACATTTCCTAATGTAGATGCCGCTGTTCCTGCTTGTGCTGCTGCTGGATCTAAAAATTGTTGATAACCACCAATACCTGTTGCACCGGTTGTACCAGTTATTGCACCTGTTGTTGCATCAAATCCTAGTGTACCAAGGCCAGCTTGTGATGCTGCCTGTTGTTGCATTGCTTGTGCTAGTGTGTTTTGTTGAGCTACACCTGGCGCAAATTTTGAGGTGTCAAGCGCTCTACTGACATCCGTCTGTCCTGTTAATTCTGCTAAATACTTCTTAGCACCTTCTTCAAATATCGGTGCTGGTTGTGTTATGTTAGTTATAGTTTCAGCCATTATCCTACCTGTGATTCCAATCGTTTCATTGTGTCGTACATTCTTTTAGCGCCTTCGTTTACACTTCCGCCGCCTGCAGCTTTTACAGCGTCTGCTGTAAATACAAATTCATTTTTACTGACTCTTGCTGGAACGTCATCAGCTTTTTCTGCTTTTCCTATAGGTATAAACCCTCCACCACGTAAGTCAAGTTCCATTCCTTGTGGTGTAACATCTGATTGTTGTGTTTGTAGTGATGATAAACCTGCTGGAGGCATATTAAATTCTCCACCCATGTTTTTATTTATTCTACCACCGTCAGCATAAACACTCATTTTACCAAATGTTGCTATAGCCCAGTCTCTTGCTGCTTGTACTTCTGCATCAGATGCTGCTTGGTTTGTTGCTAACAACGCCTCTTCTGCTGCTAATGCTGCTTCTTGTTCATCTGCATACTTACCAGCTTTTATTCCTGATACAATACCCACGCCCCATGATCCGAGTTTCAGTTTGCTTAATTTAGTTGGGTCCTTAGTTTCACCAAATAAAGTTTGACCTGCTTTACTTTCCATAATTCCTGGACCACTACCAAATAATGTAGACATTTCTCCACCTTTACCTAATATTCCTGATGTTGCAGAATCATACATTGTTTTAGTTACATCAGGTCTGTTTAAAATTTCTTTTTGAAATTTAGATATACCTTCTGCATTTAAATTACCTTCATCATATAACGTTTCAAAAGCGTCAAACTTATCTTGTTCAGCTAATGAAAGACTATCGTAGTATGCTTCTATTTCAGCTTGTGATCTAACGTTTGGTACACCATATTTATCTTGTCTAGGTGTTACTTTTCTTGTTTGTGCAGGTTTACCAAATATAAATTCATCTGACATTTGTCCAAGATCGGTTTCTCCAAGTTTAATTTTTCCAAGTATACCTTCACCTCCTCTTTGTTCATAAGCGCCCCCTGTTTCACCACCAGTAATTAAATCTCTAATACCGTAATCCCCTGGTTGTGATGTGCCAAATCTAAAATCTGTATCTGTTCCAAAAGTTCCTTGACCCGGTGCTGCTTCACTAAACCTTGCATAAGGTGCTGCTGTAAATGCTAAATCGCCAATATTAAATCTACCTTTTTGTTTTGCTGTACCTGCAAGATAAGCTGCTTCTCTATATCCTGGTGGAAGAAAAGGGGCTATTGTTCTTAAAGGTCCTGCTAATTCTTTAGGAACTAATTTTTGTGCAACTTTTGTAAATGGTTTTGTAACTTTGTTTAATGCTCTTTTAAATTTACTACCTATGCCATATTGTTTTCTTTGATCAAGACCCATGATACCACCAAAGGCAGCCATTTGTCTGTCTGGTAATACTGGTCCTATTGGTTTTGGTCCAAAAGGATTTACGGGTTCTGTTGGATCGTTGGGTAAAGGTGGACCTTCTGATTTTTGCATTCTAAAATATTTTATTACTTCTTGAAGTTTTTCCATTCCTCTTAAATTAGATTTTTCAGGAAAAGCTAAATCAAAAGTTCTTACAGCTTCGTCTAATGTAAGTCCTTCAGGTAAACCTAATGCTATTGCTTGATCTTGTTCCGGGGACTTTGGTCCCTCAGTACCTTGATAAGTAATAGGTTCAGCGCCTGTATTCAGTGAGTTAATTCCTTCTTGATCTATCATAATTTTTATATTGAATTGTTAGAGGCAGGAATCATACCTGAGTTAATAATAATACTAGTTTTTGTCATATAAATCAACCTATGATGTTACGTCTCTTGGTTTAATTTCTAATGAAGATAACACTACATGCAGTCTATTTGCCGTAGCTGCTGTCACTTTTATTACTTCACTCTCTTGTACTACAAGAGGTGCTGTTAGTAATTCTACTGTAGCATTAGCGCCAATAGCTTTAGTTTTAAACAAACTAAATACGTCACTACCGGCTGTAATTGTTATAGTTATTGTATCCGCGTTTCCTGAATCTTCAGACACTAATATAGATTTAATTACAGCTGTTGAAGCTGATGGCACAGTGTATAATGTTGTAGCTGCTGTGCTAGTTAGATCTACTTTTTTGTTTACAAATGAGTTAGCCATTAGTTTATAAAATAATTAAAAGATTCTATTTCGTCTTTTAAATCCTGTTGATATGTTGAGTTTAATTTTTGTATCACAGCAGACAAATCTCTGTTCAAAGATTCAGCAACTGTTTGTTTGTATTCTTTATCCGGGTGTGTAAGTACCTGTGTAATTCTAGCCATTATAAACTAACAATGCCTCCTGTACCGTAACCAATTCTACCACCTTTTTTAAATGATCCCATTTCAGCAGCAGTACCACTACCACTATAACCTGGTCCAGCTTGTTCTCTTTCTTGTTGTCTATTATCACCACCATATTGTCCAGGTTGATTTCTGTAAGCTGCTTCATCCATTGCTTGTTGTTCTATTACTCGTTGCATTGCTTTTTGTTCTTCTGCTACTCTAATTTTTTCTTGTGCTATTTTAAGTTGTCTAGCTTTTTCTGCTTCTTGTATTTCAAATAATCTTTGTTTTTCTTTTTTATCTGCAAAATATTTTTGAGTATTTGTAAGTACATTATTACCTGCTCTATAAACCATACCCAGTGGTGAAAATTTTTGATAAGCATCTATTAAACTTTGTATGCCTATTCCTTTTGATTTAGTTTCTTGTACGTTAAACATGTCATCGGAATATTTTTCTAAAAACTCATCTGGGTTTACTTCATTTTTTTGTATATAGTTTTCTAATATATCATTAAAAGGATCTCTAAAAGTTGGGTCATTAGAATCAATTCTATTATTACCTATTGATGTAATACCACCGTCGTTATCACCACTTTGATTTATAATAGGTAAATAAGGTTGTATGTTATTTATTGGTGCAACATCCGGTATACTGGCAACATTAGTATTAACTGCCATTGGAGCAACTGAATTTTTATATGTATCTCCATAGACACTCATGTCATTATATACTGCATTTAATTGGTCCATTGTTAATGCCATTATCGTCTACCATCCGGTTGTATATCTATTCTAAATGTACCTAGTTTCCAAAACTGACTGGTGCTGGAGTTAGATACTTTTAATGATATTGATCTAGCTCTTGCTCTTGTGTCAATTTTCTGTGTGCTACTGTTAACTGTAAATGGTCCAAGTGATGAACTAGCTGAAGTATCATTAGGAAAATCTTTAAGGTTTAATGTAACTACTGCATCACCTGTCTGTGATAAAAAATCTGGTAATACTCTTCTTATTTTCATCATAAATTCACCGTCACCTCTAAGGTCTGCTGTTCCACCTTCTGTCATACCTATATCAAAATCTCCTGATTCTATGTTAGCAGTAATAGCACTTGTTGTACCTTCTTTAATTTGATCTAATCCAGTTTCATGTTCATAATATATAGATGAGCCATCTGTATTACCTTGTACATATGTTGTGCTTGTGCTAACAACATTTGTATCAGCATCGTATTGTGATGCGTGAGGTTTACCAAATACTGCAGAGTCAGACCAAGCTGTTCTATCTAATGTTCCTGTAGTCCAAATAGGTCTATCGTTTGATGATTCTATATAATTATAAGTTACAACTCTGTTAACTGTATTAGATCCAGAATTTGGATAGAACCAACTAATTTCACCAAACAAATTGTTTAGTCCTGCATTTATGTGTTGTTTGGGAATTGTATTTATATCATCAAATACATGGTCCTCTACTAAACAAGGTAAAGATTCTAACTGTCCACCATATCTAAAGAAACCATTTTCTGACATCCAATACGCTGTACCATCAACTTCAACACATGCGTTCTTACCAATCAATCCACAGTTAGTACCCACCTGTTCAAAAGCAAATGTAAAAGGTGCTCCAACAAATCTCATAATAAATAAAGCTGTATCAGTCCAAACATAAATTGCATTTCTACCTCTTAGTACGCCCACGATCCGTGATCCATCGGCCAGTCTTTGTGTACCAGCACTATTGGTTGCTGTTGGTGTGTAGTCTGTAATATCTTCTTGAGAAGAGAATCTTATAAACATTTCGTCTTGAGTTGAAGGAGTTCCAATTGTAGTCTCTGTACCAAAAAAAATTAAGTGTCTGTCAGGAGTGGATACTAACATATCCCGTGACGCTGTTGGTGCACCGGTTGCAATAGTTGCTCTTGTTGATGAAGCATTAGTTCCATTTGAATCCCATGTAAATGTTTCACCATTAAATATTGTTGCAACAAGAGTATTTCCAAGATTGTCCAAAGACCATAGACCAGGGTCTGTTACGATGTCTCCAGATACAGCTGAGTTCCAACCTGCATAATTAGAAGCATCTGTAACTGTTGCACCACTTGAGTGTATAGCTGCTGTCGTACCTGACGCTCCTCTAGTTAATCCAGATAAAGTTCCTCCACTATTTCCTGTGTAAGTAATTAATTCAGAACCAATCTGTACTGTACCTGATGATGCAAACGACGATGAACTTGCCATTGTTAATGAAGTTACACTTGCATTTATTCCTGATGAAAGTGTTGATGTAAATTGACCTTGTTGTTGACCACCCCATGATCCAAGGCCCCAACCTGTTGATGCAACTTCTACTGCAGGTCCTACTGGATAATAATGTTGAACTCTAACACCTCCAGATGTGCTTGCTCCTGATGCAGATTCGTTAGAAGCCATTGTAATAGTTAATGTAGTAGTTGTCGGTATACTTGTTACTTGAAATTTGTTGTCTTCAAAATCACTAGATGTAAAACCAGAGTTTGTTATTGATGTAAAATTATCTAATAAAATAATGTCACCTTTATTTATATTGTGTGCTGATGAAAAAGTTATTGTAACAACTGCTGATCCGTTTGTTGTAGAAAATGCAGAAGTTAAAGTTGTTGTAGCTTTAATTGGATGTACATCATAAAAAATACCCCCTGAATAAATGTACAATATTCTATTTGTACCTAGTGCTGCATACTTAATACCTGCGGTATTTACAAAATGGTGTATCGCCGTGTTACGTCCTGTAAGACTAGTTGAACCTAGTTGTGCCCAACCTCCTATTTTTTCTGGATAACCATATCTAAATCTAACATTGTCACCCTCTACCCATTGGCCTTCGCCACCGGTTGCTGTAACTTGTTTGTTAAACCCTGGTTGAAAGTTTACTTTTTGAAGCATAGGTCATTATTCCTTTGCATTCGCATCTGTTACTGCATCGGCTGTTATACCACCTGTTTTTACTTTTATTATTGCCATAATTTATTATGCTCCTGTTAATGCTTTAATCTCATCATCATCTAATCCAAGATCTTTTAACTTTTGTTTGCCTGATGCTTTTTTAGTTGTTGCAGTTTCTATAGTGTCTTTTTCTTCTTTTTCAACTTCAGTTATTTTAGCTTCAATATCTGATTTAGAAATTTCAGCAGCACCATGAAGAAACTCAACAGACCAAGAATTATCTATAGCTACCGATACAGTAACTTGTGCGTCTGCATTTATTTTTTTAATTGCTTTAATTATTTTCACATCTAAATCCATATTAAGCTCCTATTTCAATTAATATCATTGTTGAATATCCACCTTTACCCAATGTACCAGTTCCAGAACCATTATTTACTTTGCAGTCAACTCTATAATTTACTACAGCTGTAGTATTTGGAGAATCTAATTTTAACATACATCCAGGTGTTTCTGTATCATGATTGTCAGAGTTAGCTGCATTACATTGACCAGCACCGCCAGCTTCAGCAACAGCGTGAGTGGCACCATCTATACTTCTAGCAAAATCGAAAGTTGCAGTGTAGTTACCTCTAACACCCATAGTGGCTTGTACTATAGCAAGAACTTTAGAGTTTGTTGCACTTGGAGTTATATTACCATTAAGCGTCATACTAGCAAAAGATGTTGAAGTTGTTGTTCTTCCAGTTGTATCAGCATATGATAAAACCTGTAAAACCTTACCACCGCCAGCATTTGCTACTAGATTAGCAACGGTCATTTTTCTAAGAGCTGAGGCTGAAGCGTCATGTATTACAACTAAGTCCCCATCAGCAACAGTAGTTTCTGCTGTGTGACCTGTTACAGCGGTTACATCTAAGTGTTCTTCTGAAATAGCATTATCAGCAATTTTAGCTGCTGTAATTTGATCTGCTGCTATATGTGCCGTATCAATACTACCATCGGTGTAGTGCTCAGAGTTTACAGCATTATCTGCAAGTTGTGCACCCGTAACAGCATCTGCTTTAAGAGCAGCTGTGTCTACTTCATTTGCTGTTAGGTGTTCAGTCCCTACAACATCATCTGCAATCTTTGCATCTGTTACTGCGTCTGCTGCTATACCACCTGTTTTTACTGTTATTATTGTCATAATTTGTTATCCTTAAGGTTTTGTTGGAAATGTTGCATCTTCACATTTTTCAACTGTGTCTTTACCATCTGGTAAATCTCTTAATGCTTGTCTGTATGTTTCCATATCAGATGTTAATGTTGCATCAGATAAAGCTAGGTAATCTGTTTCAGCTAAAAGTTTATTTCTTTTTTCTCTAAGTATTTTTAATGCTCTTGTTGGTGCAGCATTAGCCCAGTTTGTTTCTTCTGTATCTCTTGCAGTTTCTTCTTC